GACGCATTTATTAAGAAAATGCACGCAGCGTAAAGATTGTCTAACAAGTGGCCCATACAAGATTAACAGAATTACACGACCTTCGCAAGATTCTTGATGTTACAAAAGTACAGGCGGGCGGACGCAGCTATGGCTATCAAACTGTACAAAACGCCAATGAAGGTGAAGGGCATAGGCAAGAATGTTGTCGGCCACCCTGAACAAGCCGAAGCGCGCAGACAAGCGGTGAATCACATCTCCGCATTAGATTTCGAAACCTAGTTCCCGGTCTACATTGGCGGAGATCATCTGAGAGAACGGGGGGTTGTGAGAGGTGAAGCGCAAATGGTACAGTATCTAAACCCGGCAAGCACTAGTTTTGATGTCCTAGCTAAAATGAGATACGGAAAAGACACGAATTGTGTCGAACTTAAACACCTCAGCGGCGTCAGAGGGTCGAACCGTATTTTCTTCGCGGGCAATTCCTTGTACTACGTTTCACGGGACTTGATGAACTACTGTCAACCGGGTGACATGATCGTCGGTTACGGCCACGTATACAATCCGACAGGAGGAGCAAACAGCATCTCACATCATCTGCTAGATAAGGTATTTATGACGGAATACACGGTCAAGGTGCAAACACACAATACGGAAGACGCGTACGAGCACCCAACAGACACGCTGCTTAACTACGAAATGATCGACAACGGCAGGATAAGAATACAGGAAGTAACAAAAATATCTCCCGGCGAAAACTACGGACTCAAAGTAGTCGCTTACCGCGTCGAAGATTCTAGGGGCGAATAGTACAGCCGACTACCGCCCGAGTCGCGTTCGTACGGTGCGAAATTATCACGAACCGCTGAGGAAATAACTGTGATAAACACCACCGTAGCCGATGCGCCACAATGCACGACGCGATTCATGGGTCAGGAAAAGAACATTACACATCAGGAAGCCACAGCCCTAGTAAACCACGGAGCGCATTTGACACAACAAAACTTGATATGTTGCGGGACGACGAATACGTACTGGTAGAAACAGAAGCTTGATTATAGCCGCGTGAACCCAATCGCTATGGTGTGCGACTGCCCGCCAATTGACACTATCAGACGCTGGAGGTCGACATGGAGTATGACGCAAGACCTCGATACGGGCGCACTCACGTTCTATTCGAACGAATTGAAAAGGCGTCAATTGTCAGAAGTGGTAAACTGCCTTAAAGGCATGGGAATGGCGCATTTCTTCATGCTACACAGTTTCTTCTCTTTCTGCTTCACACGCTTGAGTGAGAACAAAACGACTTGCGCGTTACTGTCCTACTTCACCGACCGAGGCTATAACCCGGATAACTACTTAAGGACGTACTACATGGAGTGTGCTATCGTGAGATATTTCTGCTCAGACTGGAAACGCGAAGACGGCTCACCAGTTACTTTCTAGGAGATCAAAGAATTGATTGAGGACACAAAGTAATCCCAGAAAGGCGAAATTCCTACACGAAACTTGTACGCCTTCAACATCGTTGAAGAAAACAAGGTGGCACAATGTGTACGTGACCCGTGGTGGCGACAGGTAACTAAAATGTGTGACGACATAGAAACATCCGGAATCGACTTTGACACTTACGCGGATAGTATCATTAATGAGGGCTCGCACTATGCAGTCAAA